AAGAAATAAAAGAAGAGAACGCTGAACAAACACAAGAATCAGATGGTTTAGATGATTATAGTGAATCTGTTAAAAAGAGAATTGCTAATCTCACTAAAAAATATCGCGAAGCTGAAAGACAAAGAGAAGAGGCTTTAAAGTATGCTGAAGGATTAAGGAAGCAATACGAAGAAAGTCAAACTAAATACTCTCAGTTAGATAAAGGATATTTGAGTGAGTTTGAATCTCGAGTAACGACTCAAACTGAAGTTGTCAAAGACAATCTAAAAAGAGCCATACAAGCAAGAGATGCTGATGCTATTGTTAAAGCACAAGAACAGCTTGCTCAATTGACTCTGGACAATGAACGTCTCAAAGCAACGAAAAAGTTGGAAGAAGAGAAAGCTGCTCAACCTCAAACACAAGCAACTCCTCAACAGTATCAACAACCACAACCTCAACAACCCGTTCAACCCGATCCAAAAGCGGAAAAATGGGCAAGAGAGAACGCGTGGTTTGGTCAGGACGAGGCCATGACGTATGCCGCCTTCGGAATTCATAAAAAACTTATTGAAGAAGAAGGATTTGACGCACAGTCAGATGAATACTATAATGAAATCAATTCTCGAATGAGAAAAGAGTTTCCTCACAAATTTTCCGGTGAGGCAAATGTCGGAAAGCAATCGAAACCCGTCCAAACGGTTGCTTCTGCTAAGCGCGTAAATAAAGATGGACGCAGATCTGTAAGGCTCACACCCTCACAGGTAGCAATAGCCAAAAGGCTAGGTGTGCCGTTAGAAGAGTACGCTAGATACGTGAAGGAGGCGTAACAATATGGAAAATGAAACTAAACTTAATAAATCTTCACGCAAGTTGGAAACCCGTGAAATGAACGCTCGACCAAAAGCATGGGTACCACCTTCATCGCTCGAAGCGCCACAACCTGACGAAGGCTGGCATCATCGATGGGTACGATACGAATATCGTGGAATACCTGACGATAAGAATGTCAACGGTAGGTTAAGACAAGGGTATGAATTTGTTAAATCAGATACATACGGCGATCGTCTTGACATACCTGCAATAGCCGACGGAAAGTTCAAAGGCGTCATAGGAATAGGGGGACTTGTTCTTATGCGGTGTCCAGTTGAGATTAAGAAGCAACGTGATGCGTACTTCAAGTCTCAAACGGAAGGCCAAATGCAGAGTGTTGATAACGACTTAATGAAAGACGAGCACCCTAACATGCCAATCCATAGGGAAAGGCAAAGTAGAGTAAGCTTCGGCGGTCCAAAACCCGACGAAGATTAATTAACAAAAAAATATACTTAGGAGGTATATACAATGGCAAATAAAAACGCAGCCTTTGGTTTACGCCCATTAGCAAAGCTAGGCGGAAACTATAACGGTGGTGCTTTCACCACTTATGCGGTTAAGTCAGGTAATACCAGCGGTAATATTTTTGAGGGTGCAGTTGTAAAACTAGGATCTGACGGATATGTCGTCGCAGCAGGCGATAGTGACACACAAATTTTGGGTGTTGCGGGCGGTGTGGAATACACAGCAGCAGACGGTAAGCCGACATTTTCTAATTACTTTCCAAATACAACAGCAACTCAAGGATCCGCTGATATCAGCATTAGAGTATACGACGACCCGAATCAATTATTCTTGATTCAGGCTGACGGTACTTCTGCTCAGACTTCAATCGGAATGAACGCTGATGTTACTGGAAACGCAAACGGTAACACAACAAATGGTATATCAAGCGGAGCATTAGACTCATCTAGTCTATCAACTGCTGATTTAATGTTAAGAGTGGTTGGTGTAACAGCTGATCCTGATAATAACGACCTAGCTAGCGTCAACGCTAACTTAATCGTTAAAATCAACGATCACTTCTACGCACCGAACACAGCAGGCGTATAGGAGGTTTAAACTATGGCTATATCAAGAAGTCAACTCGTTAAAGAGTTAGAACCGGGTCTAAACGCACTGTTTGGCTTGGAATATCAAAAGTACGAAAACGAACATGCTGAGATTTTTAATCAAGAATCTTCAGACAGAGCTTTTGAAGAAGAAGTAATGTTAACAGGTTTCGGTAACGCTCCTGTGAAGCAAGAAGGTGCAGCAGTAACATTTGACTCTGCAAACGAAGCTTACACAGCACGTTATTCACATGAAACCGTTGCTTTAGCATTCTCTATCACTGAAGAAGCTGTGGAAGATAATCTTTATGACAGATTATCAGCACGTTACACAAAAGCATTAGCTAGATCTATGGCACACACAAAACAGATCAAAGCTGCTAACGTATTAAACAATGCGTTCGCATCTTCTGGCGCAGCTGGTTCAAATCCCGGCGGTGATGGTGTGTCTCTTGTGAACGCTGCTCACCCAACTGTAGGTGGCGGAGCATTCTCAAATAGAAACTCAACTGATGCAGACCTTAACGAAACATCACTCGAGCAGGCGATGATTGATATTTCTCAATTCATCGATGAGAGAGGACTAAAGATTGCTGTACAAGCAAGAAAAATGATTGTCCCACCTCAATTAATGTTCGTAGCGGATAGAATCCTAAACTCAACATTGAGAACAGGTACAGCCGACAATGACATCAACGCATTAGTGAACATGTCAATGTTGCCTGAAGGTTATAGAGTAAATCACTATCTAACAGATACTGATGCATACTTCATCATGACCGACGCACCTAATGGATTCAAACACTTCGTGAGAACTCCATTAGCGACAGCTATGGAAGGTGATTTCGATACAGGTAACGTGAGATACAAAGCTAGAGAGAGATATTCTTTCGGTTTCTCAGATCCACGTTGTGTATACGGTTCACAAGGTTCCTAATAGGAACATTTGTTTTTTCATAAACAAATACTTTCAAAAAGGGCGGTTGTATCCGCCCTTTTTTTATGTTTTAATAGAATTACTAGCATAACATAGATTACATGGACTGAGCTAGTCAGACGGTATAGAGACCATGTGATCGGTCTATACAACCTAGGAGGTTTATAATGGCAAATACTACTTTTTCAGGTCCAGTAAGATCCGAAAATGGTTTCGATTTTGTAACCAAAAACGAAACTACTGGAACTGTCACAACCAATGCTACTTATGGCAAGGGAGTTACTGGTGGCGTTCAATCTTTATCAGGTGCAGGTGCAGTTGATACAACTAACTTAGTAACTGAATTAACTACTACTGGTGCTAACGCATTAACACTTGCAAATGGAACTGCTGGTCAAATCAAAATTATCACTATGATTGTTGATGGTGGAGATGGAACTTTAACTCCAACTACTTTTGCAAATGGAACTACAATTACTTTTAATGATGCAAACGACACAGTGATGTTACTTTATGCTAACACAATTGGTTGGGTTATTATTGCTAATAGTGGCGCAACAGTAGCGTAAGGAGGTAAACAATGGCCTTCGATAGTGATGTTTTAGTTAAAGGTGCGGCAGCCAATACCACTACTACAATAAATACTCAACGTTCTCGTTTAAAAGGATTTATTATTGGTGTGGGAGCAGGCAACGGAACCGTTACTTTTAACGACGGTGGCACTGCTAAATTCAATGTAGCTGTGACAGCTAGTACGTCAGATGTGGCGATGAACATTCCTGAACAAGGTGTGTTATTTACATCTAACCTCAACGTGACTACAGTTAACTGCACAGTGAATGTATTCTACACAGGATAATGGCGGACAAACAACCACCGAAAACTAAAAAATATTTCCGCTCTACCAAAAGTGGAGCGGGAATGACCAAAGCAGGTGTCGCTCGATACCGAAAAGAAAACCCCGGTTCTAAATTAAAAACCGCAGTCACAGGAAAAGTAAAACCCGGCAGTAAAGATGCCAAAAGAAGAAAGTCTTACTGTGCACGTTCTGCTGGTCAAATGAAACAATTTCCCAAAGCGGCTAAAGATCCAAATTCAAGATTAAGACAAGCTCGTAAACGTTGGAAGTGTTAAATGAAGCATGATTGGTTGATATATATCGCGGCGATAGCGATGTTTATATTGACCGTTAGTCTTGCTCTTGCCGAAACCAATACCGTATCAAGTACGGTAGTAACTAATTCTACTCCCCCCACCGCAAATGCACCCACTATCATGAATAATAATAGTGATATTTGTAAGGTGGGTGTTGGAGCTTCAGTTCAAAACAACGTTGTCGGAGTAGCTACAGGCGTCGTTATTGACGATGAGCTGTGTCAAAAATTAAAACTATCACGGTCTATGTATGCCTACGGTATGAAAGTTGCGGCCGTGAGTATATTATGTCAAGATTCACGAGTCTGGGACGCCATGACCGATGCAGGCACTCCTTGCCCTGCACGAGGATCTATAGGAGCCGAAGCAGCTCAATATTGGACTGATAACCCCGATGAAATTCCAGACGGAAGTAAATACAAAACAGAATACGTTCAAGCCAACAAACCAGAACCTAAGGAGTTCAGTGATGCTGACAATGCTTTATTATTTAAAACTTTGTTTATTATTGCTACTGGTTTCCTTATCCTCTAAAGCAGATACCTGTTTACCTGATGCCGAAGGACTTTGTACTCCGGGCGTTACTGTAGAGGAACAAGTCACTGTAGAAAAGACGGAAGAAGATAAAGGTACAGAAATTATCTTCACTACCACAACAACAAAAACTACCACCACAACCACAGTTACTAATGAAGATTCCGGTGATATTCTTGAATACGAAGAAGGTTTTTTATCTATTGAAAGATACGAAGGTGATATGGACTATGACTGGGGAGGTGAGGGTCCCGCAAGTATACCATCAGGTACCTATTGTGGTGATTTAGGAACCGACACATGTGCAGAAATTACAGGCAGTGGTGATAATAAATCTCGTATGCTTGTCGATGGTATGGGTTCTACTTTTTATCAAGAAGTTGAC